GATACATGGCTGCCGTCTGCTCTATAAGACTTGCACCGCCAATTTTAAATTGCTTATTCATTTGTTCGGCAAAAGCCACTATCTCTTTGCTGCTGGAGAAAGCATCCCCTGCCAATATACCCAGCTTAGAGACTGTTTTTAGCGTATCCAGATAAGGGCTCCGTGCCCTCTGCGCGGATCGGAAAATTATATCTTGCAATTCAGCTGTCGTTTGGAGCGTGTCATTCATCAGGTCCAACCTGGAGGTAGCTAGTGCTATATTATCCGATGTTTCTATTATCCCTTTTACGCCAAAAGTTGCCCCCATAGTTGCCGCAAGATTTTTGAATCCAGTTAACAGCCCTGCTGCGGCTCCCTGCCCATTTCGGATATCGTTATTGAACCTCTGCTGCGCCTGATCGGCCTCTCTGATTTCCTGCTCAATTTGATTGAAGACGGTTTCAGCTCTATTTAGCTCCATGCGGGCCGCCTGCAAACTACGAGTGTCAACTGCGCGGCTGGAGACGTTCTGCATTGTCTCAAAACTAGAAATAGCAATATTTAAGGCACCGGTCATGCTTCGCAGCGCTGGGGTCATGCCGTTATACATTTGTATTGCCGTTTTTATTGTTGCCATAAGCCTCACCCTTTCTAGGCAAATAAAAAAAGAGCCCAAAGGCTCCTTAAAAGGACTTTCTTTGAAAGATTTTAATGTCGTTTTTATAATTCGATTTCTATGTTCGTTTTTGGTTTTTCATTAAATATCTTTTTTAATTCTTCTGCATGATTCGATTTATTGGTAACATCAAAAGCTATATATTTTATTTCATTATCTTTATGATATGCAAACACTAAAAAGAACGTTAGGATTCTAGATGTCTTTTCTTTTGCCCTGCCGCCTATCATTGCTCCAAGAGGTCCAAACAACACTGCTCCGCCAACAGCTCCACCGACGCTGCTAACATAACTTTTTTGAAGCTCTTCACTAGTTGTAACGGAAATATCACTTAAACGCTCCAGCGGGAGTATAAATGATGTTCCTCCACCCTCAATGATCAATTTGTCCGCTAAGTAATAGACTAAACACTCCGTTCCCTCTGCAAGTGGTAAGCCGGTTGTATGAGGTAGCGTGTCCCCCCAGATGCAATTTAAGGTTTCCCTTTTTTCCTGCTCTTTTCTTTCTGTTTCACGTATAGCCGCTTTCTTTTGTTTGTTAGCTTTAATATTCAAAATACTGGCTACACTCAGCATTACGCCCATGGCAATAACAAAATACCCATCCTTCATATCAGGTGTTGCGCTAGTCATAACCAGACCAATCAAAACTATAATTACACCTAGGATTATGCAGAATACCCACACAACTCCCGCCCCCCTCTAGCAACGTTATTTATAATTATAAGTTAAGGGAAAAGAGTTTTCTACCTTCTTCTGCTCTTCCTAGCCTTTTTCACTTTTACTGTTTCCTTTTTGTCGTTTTCGATTTTGGTTTCTATACTCGCGGCAATAAAAGCTCTTTCTTCACGGGATAGGCTCAGTAATTGCGAAGGCAGCATATGAAACTTATGGAGGCAATAGTAAGCAATATTACTCTCACTATCACCTCCAGTAATTAGTTTTTTGCTTCTTCCAACAGGTCTTCCATAAGAACATCAAACCCATTCACTTCCTGGACTTTTTCCAGATAGCCGGCATACTCTCCGGGCTTCAGCATTCGTTTTAATAAAGCTTCGGCCCCCATAACGCCATAGCTATTTTGGAGATCCTCGTTATTCAGATTCGGGAAAACGGTACAGGCGGCGGCAAGCTTACCTGAGTATAGATTAACATCTGTTTCCCGCGAATACTGTCCCCGCTTCCCGGGGATGGGCACCCGCTTAGTGCAGGCTTTCCTTATTGCCTCGTCCTCTTCACCAGTAATACATTTGATTTCCCATTCTATAGGCTTTTTATCCTCATCCAGGAAACGCTTGGAAGCGACAAACCTAATATTTTCATCCGCCACGGCATTGCCTGCTAAAAACGCGCTTAAATTACTCATTCAGCACCAATCCTTTCTGCATGTATTAAGCACTCTTTCGGTGCTTAAATTTGCCATTTTTTCTGTTAAAATAAAACTTAATTACACTATTAAAGGAAGGGAGGTTATTTAATGAATCGACAATTTGTGTCATCCAGTAATCTACGTTCTATAGGATACGACCCGGGCACGAAGACTCTTGAGATTGAATTTAATTCTGGCGGAGTCTACCAATATTCAGGAGTCCCAGAACATACTTACCGGGGACTAATGTCTGCCGGCTCGCATGGTGAATATTTTCATGCCCACATAAGAGATCAGTATCCTACCCGCAAAATACGTTAATCAAAAACATGCAGAATACGGGCGGGGCCTTTACTTGTAGTGGCTGTCTCATTAACTTTTATTTCAAAGTTATCATCGGGCCCGGCGGCGTATTCAGTAACTCCCTTGCGCTTCGTAAGTTCACCCACCAATTCTTTAGTGGATACCTGACTTAAATCCATTCTGCTCACCTCCTATAGCTTAGGATTTCCCTCGGCAAAAGTCCTTTATCCCTCTTATTAAGCCTGCATTCCCGGCAGCATCGAAAACTTTTCCGGAATCTCAAAACTTTCAAAAGTAAAATCAAAGTCCTCTTCGATATATTCGGCATCGGCGTCAAACTTAACCAGCAGACCGCCGTCAATATTGCATTCTTTCAGGATAACCGTCTGCCTCCCGATAGTGGATGTTGGATCCTCGTTAGTCACCTGAATATCAAAATAGAAATCCTCGCCGGTCTTCGCATATCGGTAAAGCAACTCCCTGAATATACTGGTGTTGTAGTGGAAAGTGGCCGACCCTGAGCCGGTCCAGCCGGTGGCCTTATTGCCTTTCCCTGTCTTACCCAGTATCGGCACTTCCGTCTTAGTCTTTTCAATGCTGGCTTCCAGATTTATAGCCTGCATGAAATTATAGCGGTTGCCCTCAATGGTTATGAAGCACTCCGCCAGAGAACCGCTGACCGCATCTTTGGCATTCATAATTTCAGCCATTATCATTCACCCCTTCCTATTCCACAATGACCGTCATATAGAGCTTAGCCATAACACTGACCGGCGTCACGTAATCATTCACCACTACCGACTTTTTGTCCATGCCCTTATCTACCGTGATATCCTCGGCGGTAAAGTTCTCAATGGCCGCCACCCGCTGCAGTTCGGTGTGATAAGTGACCAGGTCACTCCAAAAGGCTACCCGGCCCGCCTCGTTATTCTGCACTTTACCCAAATACTTAGTATTGAACAAAACCGCGATATCGTTGCCGATCTGGTCCAGTACCCGGATTACCTGGTTGTTGCTGAAATCCTCGTTCTTATCGTCCGTGTAGGATACGAAGGTATTGATATCGTCCAACACCCGAACACTGTCCCCCACCTGATGAAACATCAGCTTACCGGCTTTTAATCCGGTTTCCAGAGCCGACTGTTTATGAGCGGTATCTATGATGTATTCTCCACCATAAACCATATTGGTCAGGCTTCTGTTCACCGCACAGCCGGCTTCCTGCCCGGCTACCCAGTAGACCAGGGCGGCCTCGTTCGTGCCGGCATCCATTACTTTGTTCTCCACCGATATGACGCCCTCATAGTCGGCCGTATTATACCGGTACAGCACGGCCTGGAATTTCACCCCATGATCATCCCGCAGCCGGCGGCTAAATTGGACAAACAGATCCTTGATCAGGTCATCGGTCCCAGCATAGGCCAGGATATTAAAACTATAGGCTTCGATCGCATCCAGGAAAGCACTGTAAGAATCCCCGGTCGCCGTCCCATTAGTGCCACCGGCCAAAGCAACTCCGGCTGCAGCCGCCAAAGCGCCGGTGCCGCTGAAAGTTACAAAGCCGTTAGCGCTCAGATCGGCAACCGTAGCCGCCAGCTGGGTATCCACCAGTTTAGTCCCCACATAAGTCATAACGTCAAACTTGTTTTCATCGTCGATATTGACCTGAATTACTATCTTAATGTCATTCCCACGGATACCGCCATATTTAGCCGTGGTCGTCAGATTCCCGCTGGTTGCAGTCGCTTTATCGCCTCCGGAATTGACCCGGTACAGATAAACCGTTTTGGCCCCTTTAAATATTTCCCGCAGGGACTGCAGCTCCGGATTGGTATAGGCGTATCCCAGCAGATCAAAGCTGCTTTTTTGGATATCGCCTCCATCCAGGGTTATCACTTCATTCTCCGGGCCCCAGTTCAGGGCCAGGGGGAGCGCAGCATAACCCCGATCGCTTAAGGTTGCCGATGCCCGGGACGCCGACACAAAATTTATATAAGCCCCGGGGAGGACCTTGTTCTGAGATAGCCAAACTCCGCCGCCAAGCGCCATTTATATCACCCTTTCCTTAAATTCTTTTACCCGCTGCTCCACGTCAGCTAGGCTGTACTTTTCATCAGTTTTTAAAACCACTCGCAGGATGTCCGGCGAGTGGTCCAATTTCTTACTCTGCAGTATCTGCTTCCGGGTATAAACCTGGGTTACTGCGGCTTCCGTTACTATTTCATCTTTCCTTTTAGTCAATTTTTATCACCTCTTCAAATTGCCCTGCTGACTCAGTTCCCCCATAAACTCTTCCGGTTCGGTCTCTTTACATACGTACAGGTTATACTGCACAAAAACATGAAGAACCCCGTCTATTATCTCGCTGCGCAACCCGGTACCCCGAAACGCCTGGCCTTGCGCCGTGATATATTCCAGGCCGTCCAGCAATTGACCGGCTACTTCTCGGCACTGCTGCAGCCCCGTACCGTCATCTACCGGAAAGAATAAAACATCAAAGCTGTGGTTTCTGCGGTACCGGGTGCCCACCACCTGCTCAACATCGGCCTGCAGCAACTGGATAAAGAAAGCTGGCGGCGCCAGGTCTTGGGGAATCTCTTCGGCATAAATGCGGTAATCGTCGCCAAATATGCTGTTTAACTTTCGACTGATGCCGTTTATGATTTTATCCACCATTATCGCCAAACACCTCCCGCAGCTTTTTCTCCAGGGCCTTCTCAATTATCCTGGGCGCGTCCCGTTCCAATTCCTGTTCTGAAATCGTCATCATGAAACGGCCTGGCACCCAGCCGGAATGATCGGCGGTCCGGTGGCCGAATTCCACATAGGCGGCATAGTAGACCGGGTTTATAACTTCAATCTCATACGTATCACCCGTTTTGGCTACCGGTCCGATAGTCCACCCTCTCCTAAGCGTGCCGCCAGTCTTCCCTGTATGCGGCGTGAAAGATACCTTTTTCCCGTCTTCGGTTACAAAGCTGACCGGGTTATCGTACTGTCCGACCGGCGTCCGTTTAATCACCTTAGCCAACTGACGCGCTGCCAGCTGTTTTACTATCTGCACGGCCAGGGCGTCCAGCTCCGCCTCCTCAAACTGCTCCAGCTTCTTCTGCAGCCGCTTCAGCTGCCTAAAATCGCACTTTCCCCAGTTGGCCATTACGCCCAGCCTCCCGCCTGCAGGATGATCTCCTGATGTGTCGGATAGACAGCCGGCAGCCCGGAACTGGTATACCGATAGGTGGCACCACCGCGGACCGCTTCAATCCTGCTGCCCGGCATCGTCACAATCTCCGGAGACAGGAACAGCTTAATAGTTTGGACTATTCCCGCTCCCGGGGAAACGTCCTGCACCGCTGCCAGGGTCTGAAATGACAGCCGGCATGGTTGACCAGTGACTATTGCTATCCACCCCTGCCGGGTAATCTTAGTTTCCGGATCCTGAACAGACATCAGTTCATAGATGGTGCAGCGGTCTTCATACAGGCTTTCAATGGCGGCCTTGACGGTAGTAATCACGACCAGTCAAGCCTCCTTAATGCAGCGGTCAGCAAAGCCTTATTGCTGTCAATCAGCGTATTGACAAGAGCATTAAACCGGCTTTCCGGACTGCTGCCGCTGCCGAAGTCCACAGTAGTATCACCCAGCTTGACCGACTTAGCCACCGCTTCCAGGTTGATATCCCCCAGATCGGCCCCGATGGCCTTCTTGTGCTGCAGAAACTCGCCAGTAATGATATCAACCACCAGCGATTCAGACTCGACTGGGATTTCACTTATATTGCAGTTCAGCTGCAGCTCAGCGGTCACCCTGGCTATCAGTAGGTTGATCAGCTCGTTATCCCCGGTAATCGCGGAATAGCCGAAGGTGCTTAGCCGGGCTTTCACCTGCTCCAGCATCAGACGTCACCCTCTTCGCTCTCACCGCGCAGCCGGGCAATCAGGGTTTCCGTTTTCGTATTACGCGGCATATTAATACCCGCGGCTTCGCAGGCGGCAAAGAGCTCCTCCCGGGTCATATCCTCGTAGCTTTTATCCTCTATGGATTCTTCAGCAGTGGGATCCTCCACCAGGGTAAAACCTTTAGCCAGCAGCTGATCCCGCTTATCCTCGCTATCCGCGATCTTGACCACATTCATATAACGTAAAGTAAACATGAGCAAGCCTCCTTTATGCTGCGGTATTCACCCAAGCACCATCCAGCTTGTTGTTAGGAATCCACAGATCATGATATTTGCGGTAATCCAGTTTCCAGGCATCCGCCTTCTGGTTGACGTCCGGCGTAAAAATGCGGACCTTGTCAGTCTTCGATACCGCGATCGGGCAGCGCCGGACAGTGATAATCCAGTTAATAGCTTTAGCGCCTTCAGCAGGTACGAACCCGCCCGCAGTCTGACCGGTAGTGGTTCCGTCGTTAAAAACATACGCCGTCTTCATCCGGGCAGATGGCACTTTTATAATCGGCGCTCCGTCCAGGGACTTAACTTTCAGATTTACGCCCCCCTGGGTAAATTCCGTCACATCCAACTTCTTTACGATGTCCGGAGAGCTATCCAGAATTACTGATACCGGCACGGCCATGGTTATAACCAGCTGTTCCGCTTCCCCGACGATATCCTGAATAGCGGCGATATCATCCCGTAGCTTCGCTAAAATAGTGTCGGCCGCGGGGGTGTACTCTGTTTTTTTGCTGGCAGTGATGGCCAGAGCGGCAATTTTGGAATATCTGTAAGCGTCAACTTCCGGGATTACTTTGGTTCTCTGGAATTGCCCCATGGCATTGCCGGCGGTAGCCACAAAATTAGTCTCGTCCACGTCCATGGAATCTAACTGGAAGGTACGGCTGCGATCCTGGGTCAGTTTATAAGTGCCGTAAGTCAGAGTGACTGAACCCTGTACAAAACCGTTGTCCCGGTCGTAGTCCCCCAGACCGTCCATGGTCAGCTGAGGAATCTTAACCTCGTCGCCGCCATTGTATTTTACTTGCCCGGCATTAGCCTCCATCCAGCCGGAAGAGGCTCCGGTAATCATTTGTTCGTCCAGCTTCTGCTGGAAAATCTTTGCATATTCTAAAGCATTAATCGCCATTTATCCATCATCCTTTCTCAAAATTAAAGGCCCTGCTGTAGGGCCTTTTCAAACTGCTGTTCAACTGTGGCAAATTCATTCTTATCGCCGTCCCCGGTTTCGCCTGGTTTAGTCCCCTTAAAGCCGCCTTCGTCGCCGCTGAATAGGAATTTACTGTCTTCGGATTCCGTTAATTTCTTGATCTGGTCATCCAGGCCTTTAACTGTATCGCCGTCCAGTTCGGCTTTTTCCAGATCCAACAGAGCTTTAACCGCCTTGGTATTCTTGGCCTTGGCGTTAGTCAGAGCTAATTCAACCGCTGAGTCAATCTTCATTTGTTTTACTTGCTGTTCAAACTGTTCCTTGGCCGTTTTATTCTCGCCCTGCAGTTTTTCGATCTGAACTTTCAAGCCTTCGGCATCGACTTTTTTTAATTCCTCCAACTGCGTATCCCTTGCGGCCAGATCTTTCTCCAACTGCTTTTTGGCTTCAGTCACTTCATCAAAACGATGCTTAGGGATAAAGCCTTTCATTTCTTCAGCAGAAGCCGCCAAAACCTTACCGGCCTGTTCCTCGGTCAGTCCCATTGCTATCAGCTGTTCTTTGGTCATCGTTATTTCTCCCTTCATCTTCACTTTTTATCCCGGTCGTGTCCGGTGATGTCCCGTTCTTTTTCGCCTGCGGTACCGGAAAGGCGGACATAAAAATAACGCTCCCCCTGAGCGTTTTGAACAATAAAAAGCACTTACCGTTTTACCAGTAAGTGCTTAAATTGCCTTTTTACCTTGCTTATAGGCTTCCCTATATTTCCCGTACTGCTTCTGATCTGCGTAACGGTTCTTTTGCATCTTCTCGGCCAGAATTGCCTGGGGATTGGACTTTACATGCTTTTCATGCCACTCTTTGTAAGTCATTTTCCCATCAACATAATAAATCTTACCGTCCGCGCCCCGCGCGGCTCTGGTAGTGTAATTATCATCAAAGTACGGAGCGGTTACCGTCCGACACCGGGGATGGAAAGGCGGCGCGGTCACTCCGGGTTGGTAGTCCTTCATGTCCAACACCTTACCATCCAACTCCCGGCATATGTCCGAAGTCTTAAAATCCAGGGTAGCCACAATCTCATACTTTTCTATATCCAATTCCTGATAAGCCCGTTTCTGTCCTTCAGAGGCGAAATAGGCGGATTCGGTCATAACCAGCCGACCGGCCTGGCGCTTGGATACGTTCAGGCGTTCGCTGATAGTCTTTATAGTCCTGTCTGGAACATCCCCTCGGATAAGGGCCTGAGTTAAGTTACCCTGCAGCTCGTTAATCAACTTCTCCTTATTCTCCCAGATACGATTAGAGAAATTCTTGCCGTCCAATGCCCAGGGTTTTGATGCCACCATGTTGACCAGATCAGGCTTTAATATTCCAAATTCAGAACCTTGCCCCAGGCCTTTCTGCACTTCATAAATAGCCTGATAATAGCTCTGCGTAAATAGCTCGGCATTCAGACCCCCCATGCTCTTATTCTGGCTGGCAGCCAGCATCTCCAGGTTGTGCCGAATCTGCAGCAACATAGCTTCATAGCGGCTGATATGCACCCGGGCGGAGGCGTTCTCCAGCTGCTTCAGCCAGCGGCCGTCAACAGCGTTTGCTTCACCCTTTGCAATATACTCGGAAACAGTCCAGCGGAATTCTTCCAGTTCTCCAGCTTTCAGCATCCTTTTTGCCTCAGCCAGGGAAACCTCGTTATTTACCGCTATCCGGTGTAGCCATATTTCAATATCCTTCTCGATAGCAGCTGCAGCCCCACGGTATTCTTTTTCCAGGTCCTTTATGGCCGCTTCGCTTCTCTGAAACAAGGCATCGTTGAGCTGAGTAAAACGCTGCTCCCAGTATTCGCTATTCTTCATTGCCACCAGCCCCCGTATTAAAGGCCTCGCTGTAATCATCTACCCGCGCCTGTTTCTCGGTCTCCTCTTTCTTGATTCGCTTCAATTCAGCAGCGGTATCTGTTGTCCAGGGGTGGTTGGCCACGATAGTTTCCTGGCTGATCACGCCCTCAGACTTCTGACAGTTGCCGATAGCTTCATTCTCGTTAATCAGAATATCCCGGTTAAAGATCACTTCGACTGTTTCACCGGTAAAATCGCCCTGGCCGGTATTGGCCAGGTGCATATTAACGAACCACAGCAATTCCTCAAAAGCAGCCTGATATTCGTTTTCCATACCGTTAGCATCCAGATCCAGATCGGAATACATGGACTGAATGTTCATCTGGTTGGGGCTATTCCCCATCTTGTCGCTCTTCGCGTCCAGGCCTCGACCATTTTCAATCAGGGCTTGTTTAAGGATCTCCAGAATGACTTTATAATTCTCAGAATTAACTTCTACCTGCAGGGTTTTCAGGTCGCCGGGCGCACCCTCTACGGTCTTAACCTTGACCGCTCCATACTGAGCCAGGTTATAGCGGAATTCCCCCAGATTCGTCCCATCGTAATTGACCAGAACCAGGATGGTGTTGCGGGCGTCCTCCTGCATATTGTTCATGAAATCTGATTTAATCGTATTAATCGCGTCCTGTAGCGACTTTACCCGCTTTAAAAGGGATATCTCTTTGGCGTTGTATTTGAAGGCCACAAAAGGAATCCTGGTCCAGTTTAAGCCTTGTTTTACCCCTTCTTTTTCAAAGCTGAAATGACTGTCGCTGGATTCGGGTATCAGCTTCTCATTCACCAGTTGATAGCGCCTTACTCCTTCGGTATTGTAAAATTCGACTTTCTCAATGATTTTCTTTTCCCGGCCCTCATAAGCCTCTATCCCGTAAACCCGGCATACCGCATCCAGCTCAGTGTGGTCGGCATCCGCCCAAAAGGGGAGAACCTCTTCCGGTTCTATTCGTTTAAAGGCCAGGCCCCCCTGCTCGTTGTAATAGACCTGCAGCCAGGCTACCCCGCCATTTAAGCTGTCTTCCCCGATTCTTTTTAAAACTCTTAAAAAGCGGTTGTTGAACGCCAGCCCTATCTTTTTGCCGTAAGCTTTATCTTCTGTCTGAAAACTCGGCTTTTTCGCCAGCAGGTAATTGACCTTCTGGTCTACCAATTTACCATATTGATTATCCAGCAGCCGGTTATTAGGCAGATTGAAAACCGGGGTTCTTTTTCCGTCTTTGCCTATGACCGTACGCTGCCGGGCTAATATATCATGCTCCCCGGCATAATACTTCTTGGCGGCCAAAGTCATCCGGCGCTGAGGGGAGTGCCTCCATTCGGCGATCTCCTTCTCCAAAAATTCCTCCAGGGTCATGCCGGCGTGATAAGCTAAATTGGCTTTGACTATATCCATCGGTGTAATAATCGTTCTCACCCCTTTCCGGACAAAATAAAGGCCCTCAGTCGAAGCTGAAGGCGGAGCCCTGACCTACTTTTTCGGCTATGCCGGTGGTACAGTCGGGAGCGTCGTCATATTTGTTTTTGCCCTCCCGCTGGTAGGTGGACATGGCGCTGTAGTATTCCGGCCAGCGGTCTTTCCAGTTCACCGGGAAGTAAATATGGTCCATCACCCAAGTAGCATTGGAAAGGATCCTTGCCGGCTTGTTTTTGCTTTGATGGAACCACTGAATCCTGGTTTTGTTAGTCTTGTACTTCTGCTTGAGAACCCGCTCTACTGCCCGGGCAAAGCCCCGGCCGCCGTTGTTGCTTTCGATATCGGCCGTATTGACATTATCCTCATGCAGCATCTTGGCAGTACCTGGCTCTGTTTCCTCCATCGGCGCCTTGGTGTACAACACATTCAAAACATAGGCTTCTCCGTTATACTCCCCGTAATCAATTGAGCATAAATAGTTGTCACCCTCGTCAGCCGTATCGGTGTAATTCTTAATGGCCGAAAACAGTGGATTGCCCTTATCATCCCGGGGGATGTCGGTATAAGTCTTAAAGCTGCTGTACAGTCGCCCCTTGATATCTATGGGCTCCTGCTGGTAGTTGGCTGAAGCAATGTCCAGGCCCATGGCCCGGGCTTTCATTTCATACGACTCCCGGGACAGGATTTCCGGACACAACATGGAGCCGTCATCCTGGACCGCTTTCATGGTCACGTGCCGGCATTTCTTCTTTTCCTCTCGGAAATGTTCCAGAGCTCTGCCGGCCAGGTCCAGCGTATGCCATCTGGTCATGATGATTATGATTTTGCCGCCCTCTTCCAGGCGAGATAACATGGTATTAGTGAACCACTCCCAGTGCTTCTCCAGGGTGTTTTCGTTGTACGCTTCCTCTGCATTTTTAATTAGGTCATCTATGATCATCAGGCTGCAGCCAAAACCGGTGGCGGTACCGGTGGGCGAAGTAGCCAAATAGCTGTTATACCCACCTTCCAAACTCCACAGGTTCATAGCCCCGTCACCTTTTTTGATGCGGGTACCGGGGAATACGTCTGCATATACTATCCTGGCCTGGTCCGCCTTAAGTTCCTGTATGCTGTTCCGGACGTCTTTGGAAAAGACGGTGGACAAGGTCTCGTTATATGAGCCGGTCATAACCTTGGCCTGGTTATCTCGGCCAAATACCCACTGGGTGAAATTCCCCGCGGTACGGGACTTGCCATGGCGGGGCGGCAGGTTAATGATGAGTACATCGTCATCGGACTGATAAAAGTCCTGCAGCTCCCAGCATAATTCAATCAAGTATTGCCGCTCTTCTTTGTAGAAGTCAGGCGCTTTTAGATAGCAGAAATAAAAAAAATCCCGCCGGGCCAACTCCAGACGGGCTCCCTGGCGTATCTTCTCGTCAATCATCCCGGATCAGCTTCTTTAACTCCTCAGTAGTCAGACCCGCAAAGGGATTACTAGTAACCTGGCCGGAAAGCTCCAGTTTGTCAGTATAGACACCGGCCATTTCCAGTAAAACTTTTCCGTGCTGGAAGCTGCCGCGCTGGGCCTCGCGAATAAATGCATTTATCACAGGGGCTACATGTTGCCTGATTAAATCCATCGACCGCCACTGATATAGCGCCACGAATTCAGATTTTGCAAAGGCTCTGTAATAGGTTACCCGGTCAATCTTGGCAACCTTGCACACATCTGTAACACTTTTCATTCGATTTTCTGGATTTAGCAAGGTATCAAGCAAAGCCTGTTCTGCTTTAGTCGGATTGTATGTATTTCCTGGATTTGTTGCATTTTGTTTATTCTGCACCATCATTCACCCCCCAGTATATCCGGCAGCTCCTTTCCGTAAGAATTCCATTCGAGGCCAAATTCCGTAATAATATCTCTGAAATCTTCAATGTCATGCGGCTTAACCTTGAGGCCCTTCACCCCAATGCCGACGTGCTTCAGCTCGTGCCTTATTAAAACTTTCAGCTGGTTTTCATTCAGGAATCCGGTATTCCTTTCATAGAACGTAATTATAAAATCATACGGCAGGTAAGCTCTATAGACTTCCTGCACCTTGCGACAATCTGCATATGTTATTTTCTCGCCTTGTTTCCGTTCCTGGCTGACCACATAGCCAATTCTGATATTAAATTCCCGGATAAAGTTGAATTCCGGAAAATGTTTAATTATTTTTTCTGCCAGCCGCCTCAAGTCTTTACTGACTTCTGCGTCTCGAACACCAAGTTGTTTTCTAAGATTACGAATTCGAGCCGTCTTATCCTTGGTGTTCTGTTCTCCCCAAATATCATAAAGCTCATTTAAGGCGGCGCAAGTGACCCCGGTAGATGCACAAGTGTCCTTAATAAAACATTTCTCGCATAGCAATACCCTTGAGTCACCTCCCTAAAAGTCCGCATGAAAAAAGCCCCGCTCCCGCGAGGCTTCATTGACAATTTTTCTATTGTAAAAATTATATCAGAGTTAATGTGCACGTGTAAAGTGCATCTTTTGTGCACCCCAAATGTGCATTACAATGCTTCCACTCCGAATAATCTAACGGCTATCCTATGCACTAATCTACCGCGGTTTCTACGCACTGTGGAAGAGTCGCAATGCAGTTTATTAGCAATAATATCATCCTGCAAATTCTCAAAATATCGACCGGAAATAGTTAAGTAATATGGGTCACTTGTCAAGGGAGTAAGCGCATCATCGATTAACTTTATTTCTCGTTCAGCAGCTGCAATTTTTGCTTGATAGTCCAGTATAATGGCGTCCTTGATCTCTTCATCGCTTAACCTGACTCCCGACTTTTTAAACCGTACAATGTCTGTACTCTGCCTATCTAATCCCAATGCATGTATATTTTTAAGGTATTCCCGGTCGGTTTTAATTTTATCTTTCAGATCCGGATAAGCATAAAGCCGGCGTTCGGTTGCTTTATAGATGTCCTTCGGCCTTTGTACAGCCTGACGGTACCCAGCCTGAATGGCTTCCGCTACCGCTTCACTGACAGCTCTTTTAATTATTTTATTTATATTCGGATTTCTCTGTATTGCTTCTTTCAAAATCTACGCCTCCTTCCGGTATAACTACGCTCCGCAACGCTATTCTATGCATTCGATGTATATGCGCATGGCTGTAATTAAATATCGCTCCGATGCACTTAAAAGTTTTACCGTCGATATATCTGTACTGCAACAAGAGTCGTTCTCTATCATCGGCCACAGCCTCAATACACGACCGAATATCAACTATTCGGTCAATGCAGTTATTAATTTCATCTACAAGCTTATCAAACTCTTCATAAATGGAGTTATCCGGTACTGCTTCTATGTGTTTCTGCAATTTAGAAATCATATTCAGTTTATTATTAGCTTCTCGGTCCAAAAGAACATATCGTTTCAGGTATTTTATTTTATCCTGGTTGGTTATGGCTGTTATCAAGGTTACCGCCTCCTCTACCAATTTGCAGAATTATCAGTCCACATATGGTTTTTCATCCATGCCTTGATACAAGCAACAATTTTCACATTCCTCTTTGCTTTTCCCAACACAAAGGGGGTATGGGGTATTACTAGGGATATAGCATTCTGGTTTTTGATATTTATCATTATTTTCCATTTTTTAATATCTCCTCTCTAAAATCCCTCATGTCCTCAAGTATTTTCTCTGTCGGTCGTATCCGGAGGATCACGGCCAACAAGCGGTCATGCTCATCGGTAACCAGCAGCAGAGTCCCCTTAACCAGGTATTCTACATCGGCATTTTTAAACGGCTCAAGATAGGCCTGATTAACCCACATGTGCCCCTCCTCATACCGGAAAAGCCGTATTGTAGCCGATGAGCTCTTTAAAATATCAGTCGCCATGATACTGGTCATCTCGGCCTGAACTGCCTCGACAAGCGTATCCTCGTTTATAATGGCACTCATGTCCTGCTCCTGCCAATCTCCAGGAATCGCTACCAGTTTCCCGGTGTTGTATATAGCCGCGCCATTTGAAATCCAGAACCCCTCTTCAGTCCCCCACCATAGCGGCCCCGGGGTGCTGTTCTTTTTCGCCCAGCTCTCAACAACAGATATACACTTTTTTACGTTCATGCTGCGCTCCTCACTTTCTCGATTCTCACTTTCAGACTCTGCATCAGCCGTTCTTGCGTATCTCCTTTGCTCTGCAAAGCCTCTAAAATATCCTCATCCCGCCCATTCTCCACCAAAAGACGGTGGATAATAACTTTCTGCCCTTGCCCTTGCCGGTGTAGCCGGCCATTGGCCTGCAAGTATAATTCCAGATTCCAATTTAACCCGAACCAGATCACATGGTTTCCGCCATCCTGGAGGTTTAGCCCATATGCACTGCTGGCCGGATGCGTTAATAAAACATCAACTTGCCCCGCATTCCAAGCATCCTCATCTGCTACGGTTTTCAGCTCGCGCACCTTTAATCCAGTACCGGCCAAAGCTTTTTTAAGTCTGGATACATCATGCTGGAAACTGTAGAACACCAGTGCAGGCTTGCCACCCAAACTCTCAAGCAACTCCATAAACGCCTCGATTTTGCAACTGTGAATCTCATGCACTCCGCGGTTCTCGTCGTATATGGCGCCGTTGCAAAGTTGTTGCAGTTTGTTCGATACTGCCGCGGCTCCGGGTGCGGTGATGATGGTTTCCGGCTCTACCTCTAAAAGCATTTTCCGTTCCATTTCCCGATAGGCCTTTAAAGCTTTCGGGTCCAGAACCACCGGGACGTCATGATAAATCATATCCGGCAACTCAAGATAATCCTCGGCTTTTAGAACTATAACCAGGTCGCTGATCAATTCCCTGATAGCTTCCTCCGCGCCGGGTTTCAGCGCATAGCTTATACCATCATACCCGCGTTCAAAATATCTGTTTCGGTAACCGGTAAAGGTTTTTCCGAGCCTCTTACCCCCGTCAAGCAAATATATTTGCGCCCATAAGTCCAATAGCCCTTTAGGGGATGGCGTCCCGGTAAGCTCAATAATCCGTCTTTCCCAAGGTTTAATCCAGGTCAGAGCCTTAAACCGCTTGGCTGAGTGATTTTTAAAACTGGTCGCTTCGTCCAGAACGAGCGTATCGAACGGCCAGGCATTACGATAATAATCGACTATCCAATGCACGTTATCCCGGTTGGTCACATACAGATCGCCGGGTGTGTTAAGCGCTCTAATCCGCTGTTTCTCGGAGCCCAGCACCTTGATAACTCTTAGGTTTTTAAGGTGCTTCCATTTCCGCTGTTCCTTACCCCAAGTCGATTGGGCCACCTTCTTTGGCGCGATAACCAACGTTTTTCCCATCAGGAAACGGTTGTATTTCAAATCATTTAGAATGGTTTCCGTGATGGATGTTTTCCCTAACCCCGGATCAAGCCATAAAGCTAAGGCACTGTCCGTTATACCCCGTTCTATGCAGTATCGCTGGTAAGTATGCGGCTCGTACTTTTCCACTATCCCTTCACCTCGGCAATAAGGCTGTCTACGCCCTGTTTACTGTCAATCACCATAACCCAAAACCCTAAAGCGGCAATCCTCTGCTGCTGTACCTTCTGCAAATCCGTGGACTTCCGGCCAAACGCTTTCAACTCGACAAATACCGCCCTTGCCCCCGGCAGTAAAACCAGCCGGTCAGGCACCCCCGCATTGCCTGGGGACGTGAACTTATACGCTATCCCGCCCTGAGCTTTGACTTGGTTGCGGAGATATTGCTCAATGTCTTTTTCTCTCACGGCTTTACCCTCCTGCTCAAAAATTTTTGATACTTTCTCGCGCGCGCGTAGTGTATTTTTTATTTAGGCACGTTAGGCGTTACGCGTGCGCCTATTTTCTTTGTTTTTAATACTTCTATTGAGAGAATGTATCAAATGTATCAATAGCTTATAACCCCTTTACTATTGCGGCTTTGCAGCTGATACATCCAACGTATTGAATGTATTGAATGTATTGGCTTTAGTTACATCATCTGATACATTCTCGGAGAATGTATCAGGAGTTTGTATCAAATGTATCGGCTTGGAATGGCCTCTTTGAAAACCATACGGTTTCCCAAATTGGCGACCATTGCGGTCCTTTTTCCATCCTTGTAATCCGTTTAGTATTCCATTTATTTCCACTGCATCTTGTCGGCGCATAAAAGTAATATCCTTATTGAAGCATTCGCACCAAATCTCGGCAGCGCACACCTTATCTCGTACAGTGATATCTAATTGGGTTTTGGTAAATTCGCCTGCCCAATACATGCGCCGCTCGTTTAAGTCGCGTTTATCCCAGTTTATTGGTATTGGCCGCTCTATGAATTCGCGGATAATGCCCTCTTTGGTATTACTTTCCCGATGCTCTTCCTGCTGTTGCCGGGCTATCATTTCTGCCTCACCAGACAGGAATAGTGGTTCTCCCAATTGCCAATAGACAAAAGCTTCGGCCCATATTTGATTTACCTCTAGTTCTAATTGGCGGAAAACATCTTTAGCGGGTGCCTGCAAGCCGACGTCAACCGGCCAAAAACGGCGGTTACCGGTCCGGTCCCGAAGGAATTCACTGTCATTGGTGGTTCCGAAAAATACGCAGCGCCGGGGATAAACGTTGGTTCTACGTCCATATGGTTCTCGGAAAATATCTTCTGTGCGGCTTAGGAATTGCTTTACGGCATTGGTTTCGGACCGGGTTAAGCCGTTTAATTCGCCCAGCTCGTTTATCCATACCCCTTGTACCATTTCGGCAGCTTCTTTGCCCTCGAAGGTAGACAGACTGTCAGAATACCAGCATTTGCCCAGTATCCGCAAAAAGGTACTTTTCCCTATCCCTTGCGGCCCGGCCAGTATCGGCATATAGTCGTATTTGACGCCTGGTGTCATGGCGCGAGCTACAGCCGCCGTCAGGGATTTACGCATGGCCGCTTGGGTATAGATATTATCCTCGGCACCTAGATAATCCATCAGCAGAGTATCCACCCGGCGTATGCCATCCCATTGCAAGCTGCTTAAATAGGTCTTAACATCGTTAAATTTATTCTTGTGAGCGCATAAGGTCATGGCCGCATACAGGCGCTTATCGGCTATCTGTATGCCATATACGCGCTCCAGATAGTGAAGCATGCCGGCATCGTCCGGATCCCCCCATACCCGTTTTTCCGTTCTCTCGTCCCAAGGCAGTGCCCCCATTGCCAAACCCCGGTTAGCAAATTCATCAAAGGCCAGTTTACCTTTCAACAGAGGGTCGTTATCCAGGATTATCAAGACGTTATCAATGGTTTTTGCCGGCAGCCCAGTGGTACTGCTGACCTGTAGCTTGCTGATCCAGTTGGCATTATCATTCGTTTGCGCGCTGAATTCCTGGGTAGCCTTTTCATAGCGTTCTTGGTTGAGCAGAGCGGTTACAGGGGTGTCCGCTACAGCCAGTTCGCACATAGCCGTATAGCTTGGCAGTTTATTTACCGGCGTCCCATCTTTTGCCTCGTCATCAAGGCCGGCGAACCGATGCAGCCGGACCAGGTCAAAGGCATTGACCAGCTTCCCGCCTGCCGGGTCGGTGGCATGATGGCTATAGAGAAATTGGCCGTTGTCATAGATGATCGCTCCGCCTACAGTACTCCCGCCTGTAAAGGTGTATCGCCCGGGCATAGCGTCGCCGGGTTCGTATACGCCGGGTAGGAAGGCATCCATGGCCCGGTACACGTCGTAAACCTTGCAGAATGCGCCTACGATACCCGCCTTGGTGGTGGGATCAGCCTGCTTCTCCGCAAGTTTAGTTTGCTTTTGCCCTACGCCCGGCACTTCCGGCCATTCCGCTACGTTTTTCCAATCCGCGTACATCGCTAACAGCCCATCCACGGACAGGAAGCCCTTGTCACCAAACTGATATACATATTGGCTATCCGCGCAACAGGACGGCCAGAACATTAGCCGGTGCACCTCAAAAGTGGTTGGGTCGCATAACTCTATGCCTATTATTTGCGCCAGTTTCCGCGCTAGAGGCTCGTATTCGTCCGCTGTGGCCGTCCGGTCCAGGGGGGCTAGTACCCGCAGCCGGGGCCGGGCTTCTTCATGCTTGCGCGTGCTGTAGACCGCGTAGGCGCATCCTAAAGCTTCTACCCGGCGTAGGGTGTCTTGTGTACCACCTGCGGGGATATTATCCAGGTCCAGGGTAATGACATCCCGGCTGGTTACGGCGTTGGCCTTGCGGCGGAGACCGGCCAGGGCCCCGCCTACAAAGCCCCCCACGTCCTTAAGGTCGTCTTGTTTTCCCTTTGGCAGCTGTAGATACTCGGCCAGCGTTTCCGTGCTTCTGGCCGGGGTTTTAAGCCGCTCTACAAATTCCGACCAGTATAGGGTCTGCCCGGGCCACTGGGTAGCTCTACGGCTGCCGGCTGCCGATATTGTTATTTGTCTGTCGTTCATGAGCATGGGATGGTATCACCCCTAATCTTTCATGTAATAGTCCGTAATAAAGCCGTCTGCTCTTAGTAAAAGTCCAGGGGCCCAAGATATGGGCTGACCCATAATGTCGCATACCCGTTCTGAATCGGCTTGTTCCTTAGGTACATCCAAGACAACTTCGTCATGGACATGGAACACCGTCTGATATCCGGCAGCGGCCAGGCGCATCATGCTTTCTGCCAGGCAGTCTCTGGCTATGGCTTGAACGATATTTTCTACGAGTTTCCCGCCATAAGTATCCTGCGCCTCCCATTTTTTGGTCGTTTGGTTCAGGCCCCAATAATGGATGCTGTCATTGCCCCATTGGTTGGGAGCGAGAAAAGGCTTCACATAAAACAGTTTCCGGCCACTAGGTAAGGTGACGGTGAGAAAATCCTGCCCGTTATTGTAATCACCTTCCCGGGCCAATATTAAGCCCTTGATGCCTACCGGCTGTCCCGACCGCATTACTTCCAAGGCAGCATTTTCCATGCTGTACCATAGATCTACTATCCGTTTGTTGGATGCGCGCCAGCGGTGGACGATTTCCGGTAATTCTTCTTCGGTCAGGCCCATATCAAGAGCGCCCATCTGTTTCAACGCGCCTACAGAGCCCTGGTATCCCAGGGCCAGCTCCGCGATTTTCCCCTTTTGGCGCAGGGGTGAGCCTTTTGTAATTTCTTCAATTGGTACACCGAACATGGCGGATGCTGAGGCTTCGTATATTTTGCCGTGGCCGGCGAATATGGCAAGCCGCCATTGCTCCCCGGCCAGCCAGGCGATTATTCGGGCTTCAATAGCGGAAAAATCAGCTACCACCAGAACATTTCCTGGTGACGGGATAAAGGCCGTCCGTATGAGCTGGGACAGTGTATTAGGGATATTGCCGTAAACCAATTTAAGGTGATCTTTTTTCCGGGCTTTAACCCATTCCCGGGCCAGGGATAGGGCTTCTAAATGGTTTTGCGGAAGATTGTGCACCTGTACAAGCCTGCCGGCCCAGCGCCCGGTTCTATTGGCCCCATAAAACTGCAGCATTCCTCTGATTCGGCTGTCATCGCCTATGGCTACATCCATGGCGGCATATTTTTTAACGCTGGTTTTGGATAATTCCTGCCTGATCTCCAACATTCGTTTGGCCCGGCCTTCTTCCATAGCGTCTATCATCTTGGTTACCGTACCTTTACGCAGGTCGGTTATTTCCTCGCCGGTTTCTTCTTCCAGCCATTTTGTCAATTGCTGTACGGATTTGGGATTATCTAGGCCTGATATTGCCACGGCTTCCCGCTTTAATTCGTCTGTGATTATGGCGTCCATGGATAAGGCTCCTGTGATTAGTTCTTTATCCGCCATCACGCCGCAAGTATTAATCTGCTGATCTAACTGCCACAGATATTGTTCTTGGTCCGGTACTGGGAAATTGAATATCCGGCGTTCTATCTCCATTTCGGTTACAACGTCCTGCCGGCAATACTCCTTAAACAGCCGCCATTTTTCCGGTTCATGCTGGGGCAGCGTTCGGGTGCGGTACCCGTTGGTTTTAGTTGGTTTACAGGGTATGCAAAATGTCCTAATTAGCGCGCTGCCTGTACCCATTTTCCTTTTATCCTGGGGTAACCCCAAGGCTGCACCTGTGGCCGCCAGACCGGCAGTGTAACCGCAATACATGCCATGCAGCATAGTGCAGCGCCATTGGTTTATTGGAGAAGGCCAAAACTTATTAAGGCAGTACCATTCAAACGGCGCATTATAGGCATGCTTAGCTATATGCGGATTGGCTAGGGCGTCTATTATGTGGTTAGGCAAGACCTCCCCGCATGCCAAATCCACAACTTCTACCGGTCCGCCGTCCCAGGCATAGGCAAATAAGAGTATTTGGAAATCCGGGGACTGTACATATTTGTACAGTCCCGCTTTTTTCAGGTCAACACTGGAAAATGTTTCTATGTCTATAGACAGATGCCTAATCATAACCCCATGATTCCCCCAGTAACCGGTTTACCCGTTATAGGGTCAATTTGCTGTGGTTGCTGATAGCCGGGTTGTGCAGGTGCTTGATATCCCGGCTGCTGCCCTGCTGCCGGATAATTTGGCTGAGCATAATTAGGTTGCGTCGGCTGCATTGGCTGCCCAGGTTGAGCATATCCGGGTTGTACTGGGGGCTGCCCAGGATACGCCGGCTGCTGATATGCAGGAGCCTGATAGCCGGGGTTAAAACCGTCTCCGAAGGCTTCTTCGGGCGACACTCTACCGCCGCCAAGCGGTTCGCCGTCTGCAATTTTTTGTATCGGCCCTAAGCCACAGCCGACGCCTTTTTTCGTATTGTTGTAAGCGTAAAAATTGACATTTACTCGGGCGTACATACCGCTGTAAATTTCGGTCTGGTCAATAATCGGATTCATGCTCAAGTCTACTATGGCCTGCTGCTGTTTTGAGGATGCGGACATAACCCAATGTCCTCGGCATTCATCCCCAAAAGGCATACCGTCTGATGGCCGGGGACCGTCTCCATCATGGATGGGAATGTTTAATAGCGGGGGCCGTGTCCCGCCCCATACTTTAGGAATCCCTGCCTGTATGGCGGTCTGTATAGCAGCATCAATTCTTTGTTTCGCTGCAATATCTGATTTCGGTATTAGCAGGGTTACGCTGTATTTGGCTTCTTGTCCCGGTTTATTTGCATACGGTTGTGTTAAATGCACATAGCTGAGTCTGACTTGTCCGGTAGTTACGTTTGTGGGATTAGGCTGATTGGTCATTTGTAATTCCTCCATTTCCATTTAACGGTTCTCCAAATGCTTGCTCTGCGGTCATCGGTCTAATCGCTTCTCGCTTATCTTTTTCAGGCGCAAGTGTCGGTTTACCAGGCTCTATTCGGATTAGCTTTGGTTCTTCAAGTAATTTCCTGTAGTCGGATTTTCCAAGCACTTTCTCAATAGCGGGTACGGTTAACGGCCTGCGTTCATATAGTATTGCCTCGTCGATTCCAGCCGCCATAAGTGCGGTAAACGCCATATCCTGATCGACGTACACCCGGGACGTACGTCCCTCGACGGCTTTCCATCCGGGGATATCCCCGCCACGCAGGCACTCAGCGAGGGCATATTCTTTCAAGTCGCTGGCCCATGCCGCCAAGCCCAGCGCACGGGTCAATATAGCTCCCACATCCGCATTACTGATAAGTGGGGGTTTCATCATGTGGTATTCTTCCAGGGTGAGAAGGCTTTCGGCCCTTGCCCTGCAGAGCGATTTTGCTCTGCAGAATCGGCAATGATCACCGGAAACAAAGTCGCCTTTTCCGGAAAAGGCCTTTGCCGCTATCGGTTTTATACTCTCTCCCCATGCCGCAAGGTCAGCTAGGGGCATTTCAAACTCTGATACATTATCTAATCGCGGCTGTACAATGGCCATCTTTACAGCCTCAATGGCGTATAAAAAGTTGTAGGCTTGATAGGCCCCCAGGGCATACAGCATCATCTGGGGGTTCATTTCTGCACTTACTGGGACGCCCTTGCCATATTTGAAATCAACGACATGTAAGGTGGTGCCTCCCAGGATAATGCAGTCACCTGTGCCAAAGCCCCCAGGAACATAGATGCTAAAATTGAGTCTTTTTTCCACTGCGATATAAGGCGTAACAGCATATCCGTGGACAATTGCGGATAAGTAATCTAAGTATGAGTCCGTATGTTTGAGCATTTCTGACTGAAACAAAGGTTTTTCTTTTAACTTTTTTAGCGCGCTATTGAATTTACGGGGACCCATTGGCTCCGTGAAAGCTTTCCGGAGTTTTAACTCGGCTATCTCATGCGCCAGTCGGCCCTCTTCGGCATACTCGCTGGTGGTTTCCGGGAATTGTCCCTCCAGTCTTGCCGATGGTGGGCAATTCAGCCACCTATGCGCGCTGCTAGCTGATAGTAAAGCGTGTTCGCCCATTATATTCTCGCCCCCATTTGTCTCAGAGCCGTGGCAAAAGCCCCATATTGCTCTTTAGGTAGCTGAGTCAGGGCTTGCACTCCGAATTGAGCTAGCAATGATATTAATTCTTGTTGGCTGTGCCCCGGGGTTTCCATCAGCTGGGTGGCCGCTACCCCCAATTGTTCCATGCTGTATGTTTGCGGCGCAGTCGGCACGGTAGCCGCCGGTGGCGTAATCGGCGCGGCAGTAACAGGGGGTGCTACAGGTGCTACAGGAACCGCTGTCTGTGGCGGTGTAACCGCCATGGACGGTGTAACAGATGCGGTAATCGGAGTAACTGGTGTAGTGGTTGCCGGTACCGTGTTTACTTTCCCTGCTATTGCTGCGGCCAGCGTGTTCAGTGCGTCCGCCAATGCAGGGGCCTCGATTCTTACGTTTATATCCATTTATTCTTCCTCCTTAAATAATTTAATAATGGCTATGCCAAACCCGCTAAGGGCCAATATACTAACTACAATCCACGGGCTAAACCAGTAACTAGCTAGGGCAAGGATGCATCCAAGTAGCATTATCTCGGCTAGGAGGCCTACTCCCAGCATGGCTTCCTCTATAGCCTGCATTTCTACCTCTTCCCGGTACTGTGTTTTAAGCGGCAGGGTCTTGATTTTATTCGGCTGCCGGCTGATTTTGGGTACCGAGCCTGCGGGTTGTATTTTCATAGGTTCACCTCGCCTTCTTTCGGTGCTTCATTGCCCCAGCAATCCCAGCCTGATGCCGTATTACGCGCAAAAAGCTCTATGAATGGGGGGTAACTGACGGTTTCAATCATATGTCGTATCTGCTCGGGCTTTTCGCTATGCTTACCTTTGGGAGCGATTATTGCCGTCTCGCCCTGTTGCCGTTTACCATCTATAATTTTGTATGGCAGGTTGCCCTTTACTCCGAACAAGCAATGTTCGGTTATGCCCCTAAAATACTGCCCTAGTCCGACTCTGTCTTTAACCCAGGTAATAGTAGTTACGTATCTAAAGCCCCAGGCGTCCATGGTTTTCAGGGCATCCGGCAAAAAATTATTCGTTGTCCATAGGTATAGGTGGCAATCCTTTTTGGCGAGAGAAGCCACTGGTAGAGTCATGATATCCGCCGTTTTCATCAGGGAGTAATGCTTGTCGGCCCCTCTTTTTATTTTTCCTCCGCCGCGTTCCATCCAAGGCGGATCGGCGTAAATAGTACTGTATTTCTTGTTAGGGAAGAGCATTAAATCACCGCCTTTTCCCGGATATCGGCCTTCATGCGCCTTAGCCATCGGGACACCGTAACCTGATGCCTGCCAACCATTTTTCCTATTGCACCGTGTTTGATGCCCTCTGCTGCAGCCAGGTAAAGGATTGTCTTTTCTTCTAGGGTAAGGCCCTGTAAGAGGTCTCTTAACTCGGTTGTGTCTAATATCCGTTTAAAATCTCGTGCGGTATCGTGATCGACAAATAGCTGCCCTATAGAGTTTCCTGTCTGCCCAACTACGGCATCCAAACTAAGAGCCTCTATGTTATGCCTGCGCGTGTTTCTGCGTTCGTCGGCAAGTATGCTCCGCATCTGCATATAGGCTAGAGTGCTAAATTTGTACTGCCGGAGTTCTTCCGACTGGCTATAGGCTTGCACAGCACGTACAAGGCCCAGCGCAGCGGTGCCATAATAGTCGTCGATGGGCAACTTGTGTTTGCGTAAAAAACCGTAAATAAGATTATGGTTTTCCGCTGCAAACTCCGCTTGTTCCGGTGTTAGCGGTACGCTGTAATCTATTTTTGTCGCGGCCATCGGAGTTCCTCCTCTCCGGTATGTAATCTGCCCAGGCTACCAACCTGCCGGGGTAAATATCTATCTGCTTTTCTCGCTGCTTTCTCCAGCGGCGTTTCTTGCGTCCCATGGCTATACCCTCCCTTGCTGCCTGGCGAGGGTTTTGCCGTAGGTGCCGCATTCTTCCAGGGGCACTTCCCGCAGTACAGTCAATTCTGAGGTTCGTACTTTCCCATTGCCATCCCGCGGGACTATGATTTTATCGAGGGGGACCAGACATTCTAGGATTTTGAAGTCGCGTCCCCGACCAAAGTCCATGGCCCAGCAAAGGTAACTGACGTGTAGGCCAAAAGAACACGCTTTGAGAGGTGAAGGATCACAGTTGATTTTCTTGTTTTTGCCTATGGCATACTGGAAATCGTGGTCATGGAAAGACCGTAAGTCCAGGCTGACGGCTTTGTACAGGATGGCTTGGCCGCCCCGAACTTCTACACCATAAAAATCACAATACTCTTCCGGGGTGCTTGGAAGGGTTACAATTCGCGCATTGCCCGATATTTTAAGATTGGCGCGATCGGAGTACCTGACGATCTGAGAATTTCCTTGCCCCACCACGGAGCTGTTCCCCCGGGCCACCACGGAGCTGTTCCCCCGGGCCACCACGGAGCTGTTCTCCCGGGCCTCCACGGAGCTGTTCTCCCAGGCCTCCACGGAGCTGTTCTCCCAGGCCACCACGGAGCTGTTCCCCCGGGCCACCACGGAGCTGTTCTCCCGGGCCTCCACGGAGCTGTTCTCCCAGGCCACCACGGAGCTGTTCTCCCGGGCCTCCACGGAGCTGTTCTCCCAGGCCTCCACGGAGCTGTTCTCCCGGGCCACCACGGAGCTGTTCCCCCAGGCCTCCACGGAGCCTTTACGGTTGGTTACGATTATGCGCACGCCGCGCGGGGATTTTATATAGACGCGCCCGTCAAAATCTTGCGGGATGGCGTCGAATTCCTGTTGGCTTTTTACGATTATTTCGGTCATGCTTTATCCTTCCTTCCTAATAGCCTCTAAAAATAAGTCCTTTGTGCCTTGCATGGCGACTACTAAATTCGATAAAATACGGGCTTCTTCTGCCGTTATTTCCTCGGAATTCAGGGCTGTATAGATGGTTTTTATAAGTCCTTCTAAGGCCTTTTCAGTATCTTCATAAATCGGTTTCACAGGTCTACCTCCTTGTGGTATACTGTAGGTGCAAATTTTACTTAGTCCGTCTTCGACGGGCTTTTTCTTTTGGGGCACCATTTGGGGTTTTCTTTACCGGACCAGTCATTGGCAAATTTGATTTTTCGTATTTTCGGCGTGGCTGTGCAGTAATAAGTCCAGTTTTTTAGTTTGCTTATCCCGGAGATAACGTGCCCGTTGTACATGAGTAGGGTTGTATTTCCTGTCTCGCGGTCGGGTCTGGCGTATCCAAGGGATTGGCATGTATCGCATTGCGGCAATTTGGTTCACCTCCTTCCAATCTCCGTGTACTTCCGGAATAAAACACAATCGCCTAAAGTGGATATCTCCAGTGGGTCACCTTCAGTTATATCCATGGTTTTCCTGATATTCTTAGGGATTACTATCCTGCCCAGGTCGTCAATTCTCCGGATTATGCCCGTCGGTTTGAACGTTGGCATCTCAATTTCCACCATTTGCTCAGTCCAGCGCTCAATTTTCTCTACCTGCCTTTTTACATACTGGTCAAGGTTGCTGCCGCCTGATGCTATGTAACTGCCTATACGGCGTTCGGCATCTTCGATCAGGGCGACGTAGTCTGGTGTACTCATGGGTTAGGGCCTCCTTTCCTATCTGTTTGCCTTAAAAAAGGCATTTGCAAACCCCGAAGGGGTTATAGCTCTTAGTGCTGCCCTATCTAGGTTTAAATGCTTATATTCTTCCGGGCATTTCGGATTTGCCATCAATCTGCCATGTCGATGCTGATCTTTATATTGGATCGCTAAGGACTGCGGCATCTGACGACGGACGAGACGCGGAGGACTAAAATACCCCCATAGATCGGTAGGTTTAATACCCATATCCCCAAACTGCCACTGCTCGAAGGTGAAAACCGGTTTGCCTAAAAATTGCCTCAGCAACCCAACGGGATTTTCTAAAGCCCAAAACTTCAACTTTCCGTGTAGGCGGCAGTGCCATATGATTTTCAAGCAGGCGGCTACTGTTTCCATACCGGCTGCCAGATCGCGCGGCCTGTTGCCTTTCGCCAGACTGAACTCTGTACACGGTGGCGCGACTAAGATGCCGTAAATATCTTCGTATAGGACCGTCAGATTTTCATGGTATGGAATGTCCTGCCGGATAAACTCCAGGGAGTACGTATTAAAATGAACTTTGGTTACATCCTGCCGCGGTAATGTTATAACATGTGTTATGTACCCCGCTTCCCGGTATGGCCTGGACCATGCCCCGGTGCCTCCGCAAAGATCGAGTATGATTTTCACGTTATCCCTCCTTTCCTAATTTCTCGCCGTCATCCATCGGGCCAGGCCGACCACGGGAATATAGTACTTGCCCTTGCCCCCCAGCCGTTTAGCCGGAAAATCTTTGTCAGCCAATAGGGTTTGCCGGTGGCATCTGAGCATTTTACAGACTTCCGGCAAAGTCAGCACTTCCAGGCCCGGGTAGCGTTCGGCCAGGTGCTCTAATTGCTCTCGGTATCCGTCCGATTCACGCATTGGGTATCGCCTCCTTTTGTGTCTTTTAGGAAACGACGGAAGCAAAAAAAATACCCATAGGCGAGTCCAAATCGAGATATGCGACGATTTGCTCTATTTCACTCTGGGTAAACTCAGAAGTACCCTTGCATTTACGGTAAAATGCAGATCTACTCATTTTTAAATGCTTGCATAGCATGGCTATTGTAATGTTTTTTTTCGCCATTTCATATCTTAAGCGATTAGAATCCATTTCAGAGTTACCTCCCTTCTCGTTTCCTTTACGACACCATTATAACGTGGACTTTTAAAATAATCAATAGCCTTTAAGAAACTTTTTATGCGCTGTGAATATAAATGTTGCATATAAGACACAATGTTAATATAATAAGACGTGAGGTGATTTGTGCATGGATATGAAAGATATTATAAAAAGCCAACGCGAAAAGCTAAAGCTAACATATGAAGAAATAGGTAATTACGTAGGCGTTGGTAAAAGTACAGTGAAAAAATGGGAGTCCGGTTATATTGCTAATATGAGAAGAGATAAAATTCAAAAATTAGCGGAAGTCCTACGGGTTACACCTGATTATTTAATGGGTTGGGAATCTAATGTAACTCCTATTTCCCTACCTAAAAATGTAGTTCATATTCCTGTTCTCGGCTCTATTCCAGCCGGAACAGCTGTGGAGGCAGTCCAGGATATCATAGAGTGGGTAGATATTCCGGAGGAATGGACACACGGAGGATATCAGTATTTTGGCTTGACGGTGAAGGGAGATAGCATGTATCCCGAATATTTAGAGGAGGATGTTGTTATTCTTCGAAAGCAAGGTTGTTGTGAGTCTGGCGACGATTGCGCCGTAATGGTGAATGATCAGGACGCCACTTTAAAAAAAGTACGTATATGCGAGGATGGCCTGGAATTAGAAGCCATTAATCCGATGTACGGTAAGAAGAAATTCACAGTGAAGGAGGTGAAGCAATTACCTGTAAATATTTTAGGCGTAGTAGTGGAACTTAGACGAAAAAAGAAATGAGGTGAAATCTATGGCGAAAAAATCAAAATATTCTATCCGCTCTGATGGACTGCACGAAGCAATCCGGGTTATAAATGGCAAGCGAGTGGCTTTCCGCGGGAAAACTGACGCTATTGTCGAGAGGAAGATGATTGAATATAGGGAAAGGGAAGAACGCGGACCGCTTTTTAAAGACGTTGCAGAGAAATGGAAGGAGGAATATTTTCCGGCATTATCACCGGGAACACTCAGGTGCTATACAGCCGCGTATAATCGCGCAGTAGACCGTTTTCGGGATATACCCATCAAAGAACTCACTGTAAATGACATTGATGCGCTACTCCAAAGCATGGGACGGCAAAAATTTGCTAGGAAAACTGTTGCTAATCAGCGCATTGTCATTAACCTGATTTGCCGATCGGCTGTATTAGACGGCGTCCTTAGATATAATCCTTGTGCTGAAGCCAAGGTACCCAAGGGCCTGAAAACTACACCACGATTATTGCCATCCGATGAAGAGCTGGAAATCGTAAAGGGGGGCTGGAATAAACCTAATGGGCTGTTGCCTTACTTTATTCTTTATACAGGCTGCCGCAAGGGGGAGGCTCTGGCTCTCGATCATAAAGATATTGACCGAAAAAAGAAAATCATCACTATTAATAAATCTCTCACATATATCGGCTCAAAGCCAGCGCTTAAGGAGCCTAAGACCGCTGCCGGAATTAGGGAGATAATCCTGTTGGATAATCTAGCCGAAGTTCTACCCCGCGGCATCGGTTTAGTCTTTCCAGGTAAAGACGGAGGGTTGATGAAACCGGGAGCGTATGAGCGCACCTGGGGCCGCTGGCAAAAGCAGGCGAAAGTTACCTTGACAGCCCATCAATTAAGGCACGGGTATGCTACTATGCTTTTTGAAGCGGGAATATCGGAGAGGGATGCAATGGAACTGCTTGGTCATACGGATATAGCCCTGACGCACAAAATTTATACCCATATCCGGAAATCCAGGAAAGAGGAGACAGCTGCTATTCTTAATCAAGCCGCTAAGACATTTTGATTTACTGTGTAGTTACTGTGTAGATTGACTAGTCAAAACCCATATTTTTTATCATTTTTTCACACTTACAAAAGGCAAGCAAAAACCCCTGCGACTCCGCATTTCTACGATAATCACAAGGGCTTTTTAAAATTAAAATCATGGTGTCGGAGGCGGGACTTGAACTCTATTGAAATTGTTTACTGGCGGGTTTTGGTAGGCCTACTGTGTAGGTACTGTGTAGTGTGTATTTTAGCCGGGGCTCATTCCCCGGCCTTTTGAATCGCCCCCAACTGGTCCAGGTTCCACAGCTGGCGGGTCTGCAGTTCCTTCTTCCGTCGCATCAGGCGCAATTCTTCCACCGGTTCGGCGGCAGTTTCAATCTGCTCTCTTACCTGCTCTATCTCGGCCAGGGTATCCGCTATGGCCTGCTGCAGCTCGTCGCGGGTCATGATTCTTCATCCGGGACACGTTCCAGTATATCCCCTACCTTCACCCCTAGGCAGGAACAAAGTTTATCTAGGGTTTCTATGTCAACTCTTTTCGCCCTGCCGTGGTATAACTCTGCTACCGTATTACGGGCCAAGCCCGACCTATTTACAACATCGGATATTTTAAGGCGCTTACGGCCCATTATTTCACTTAGCCTATTTTCAATCATATTATCACTCTCCTTAGCCATAAGGGTAACAAAGTTGATTATTTTAGTCAAGAAGTTAAAAATAATGCTTGACTTCCTGCTTATTAGTTATATAATATAATCAACAAGGTGGTTAAAACAACCATGAAGTTGGGCGCGATTGAAAGGAGCGGATAGCATGAACAAACTAAAAATAAAAACTGAGGATAAAAGATTAATTAAAGAATATGTTAAGTGGTGCATCAAAAAAGGATTCTTCCCCAGCGAATACGAATGTTCAGGGCTCATCAATAACATGAACCAGGAGCATAGATGTCTAGTTGAAGAAAACTTATATTATATAGCACTTTCCCTATCTCTGCATAGTTCGGCACAAGTAATACTCTGATTACCTTTTAGAAACTTATACTTTCCCTATTACCCCATATCTCGGTATAGCTCTCCCTAAGTTTAGTATCATCATAGTATAACGTAGCACTAAATAGAAAGAGTCTTGACCATTTTGTTAGTCAGGACTCTTTTCCTCTGTTATGCTATTAATTTCTTTAAGTCGCTTTAGCCATTTTGTAATGGTACCATTATCGAAGAACGAAAGCAATGCACCATCACTAAATCTTTCGGAGCGAACAGCACTCACAAGCAAGGCCATTATACATCTACCATCTAAAGCAGATACATCTTTTTCTTGTGTGGATTTCTTTTCCCATACAATGTTGTTTTCTTCCAAGATGTCATTATAGCGATTTAGCTCATATTCTGGGTGCTCATCCATGAAAGCATAAACATCATCTGTAAAATGTCGTACCATGTCTGAATGTGATACATAGGGAAGTTGTATGGGATTTTCTAAAGTACCTTTGCTATCCTTGTCAACTATCCATTTCCCTAACTTATCTTTTTCAATATTGGGCAAGTAGTTAGTCAGTGATTTATAGACACTCATTAAATATCACACCTTTCAGATAAATGAATTGCTGATTTCTTCAAACCTATTCTCTATGAGGTAATGGCTCATATCACGAATTTCCGCATATCCTCTGGTCTGATAAATCGTTTTGCTAGAATCAAATCCAAATCCAAACATTCTATCGTCCTTTGTTGGGTCTTTCTTCTGTTTAACTTCTGACATAAATAGAGCCATTTCCTTATTTGTGAAAGCAAGCATGATTGTGTCCCATACGGTGCTTTTGGCTCTTCCTTTTGATTTATCATCAGGGTACTTTGCATATATTCCCACCAGTATGTACCAATTTGCATTTTGTTGAATAGGGAACCGATTAAACCATAAATAATATGGATATGTTGCGTCAGCTTTTTCACTGTAATATGTTCGTGACATTTTAACTTGTATCGTATTGGACTTATTACATCCATTATCGTGACGATAGAGCAACAAGTCAATTCCTTTTTCTTGTGCTGAAGCTGGAATAAATATTGAAGCACCTTTTAATCTTTTTGATAGATAATCTGCAACTGCAAACTCTCCATACTGCATTGTAAATACAGGTTGCATCTGGTTTCTCCTTTACAAGTCTATGGATGTGTCAAAAAAACAAAATCTTGACATTTCCATTTTACCAGACTTCAACTCAAAACTCAATGCAAATATTGATTGAATTATTACATCTTATTGTGTTATAGTTTTAGGTTGGTGTTTCAACTTATAATGTACTCAAAATGTATGGAGGTTTTTGAGACATTATGGATGATAAATTTATAATCACACCCAAGGAAGATAAGGCAGTTACTATGACAATTGTAAACGCTAAAATAAAGTGTACCAAAAACGCTAATGAAAAGTGTGCCACTATAAAAAGTCAATAATGGGAA